GACGCGGTTTCAATATGAATATCCACTCCTGAAATATTCATACCTTAACCCATCACTCTGTCGGCATTGGAGAACACAATCACGTAAATGGAGATTGCCTGTTCGGTATCCCCCTCGACGTTTTCTTTCCCGCCTGGCATTTTCTGAACGACTCCACCGCTCATGGTGTACACCTCATTGGTAATGTTTCCCTTACCATCGCCCGAGCGTTTAATAAACTCGCCTGAAATCAGGATGAACGCTGGCGGGTCATTGATATATTCCTGCATACGGGAGGCAAGGTATTTATCGTCAGCCGTTCCGCGAATTACGCGAATCGTGACGTTTACCTGTTTTCCCGTAGAGTTATACGCATAGATTGCGTTACCGTTTTTACCCTGCTTGAGTTCAACAAGGTTATTCGGCGCTTCAATATTGACAACGTCTCCGGTTGCGAAATCAGTCAGCATCCGCGAATCCAGTATCGTTGTATCTTTTCCAGTAAGTGCTACGCTCATTTAATTTCCTTTCCCTTGAAGGGTTAAAAAGCCCGCCGAGTGACGGGCCGCTGTTTTAGCTTTCAATCATCACGGACACATCGGCCGAATGAATTGCACCGGCGTCTTTACACGCTATGTACGTCGCCGGAGCCTTTCGCGCATTACGGTCTCCCTGCGGTTGCGAAGCAATCGGCAAGGAATAAATGAAGTACCCAAATCCGGCAATGTTCCGGTCATGATCCTCGGGGTTACCAAAACGGGTCGAGGAATTCCAAGTACCGGGCGCGAATACGCCTGCTTGTACGAATTGCTGAAGGACTTTCCGGTATGCGCCTTTCAGTCCGTTCATGCCTTCCTCGGTCTGTGGGATCTTTGTATTAGTCGTTGCCAGAAAGTTAAACCCGGCAATGGTAATACGGAGTTTCAGGGCAAGCCGGGAATAAATCTGGTCGAAGAACTGATTTGCCCCGGAGGTAAAGACTTTCGGAACGCCAAAGTCTCCGTAAAAATCTACACCGGCATTTTTGCAGTCAGTCAGAATCGTTTGATTCATACCCGGATCCCCTACAACGCCCGTTATGTCTTTCCCGTGCATTGTGTGAGCGGTATTGAATCCCGCGAAATCAATCGAAAGTCCCCGTCCGGCATACCCCGCGGCGAAGTCAAACGCATCATCTGCCGATGAGGAATAAAAAAGACATCGGGTATGGGTAAGTCCTGCATTCAATATAGTGGTAAACACGCCCTTGATATCGGCAGCGGTAGGAGAGCCTACAATCCACAATTTATCCATAGTCTGTATTGTTTTCGCGGTTTCCAAGAATAAAGCGTCAGCCGGTTTATCTGTCGAGATAATCCCGAAGAAAGGCACAATACCGGAAGCCCTCAAGATCGCGTCTTTCAGGCGTTCCGTTCCTGTTGCCGCACCGGTTGCGTGTCCTGCCAGTTTCAGAGAGGGGGAAATATCGGTTGCGGCGGCAGAACCTACAGTCAGCGCGGAAGTTGCCCCGGTTGTTTTTGATACAAGGGTTATGTTTGCCGCCGTCAATTCGCCGGTAACTTCTATGGTTGCCCCAGCAGTGCCCAAAGCCGTAGGATTGAGGGAAGCGGTAGCAAGCAGAAGCGAAGAGCTATCAATCGAGCCAATAACGATATCAGCGTCGGCCGCGCCGTCAATAGCAAGGCTAATTTTGTAATCCGTAGCCTTTAGCGCGGTAAGGTCTACCGGGCCGGTTCCTAAAACGGTTGCTGCACTCGCGGGAGCGGAAGCCTTCCGGGGGATAATAACCAAATAGCCACCCGCCGACATAATGTTAGGGGACTGGCTAAAAACTTGTACGGCGATTCGATACGCGTCCGAGCTTGCGCCGAAATCGTCAGCGACACCGTCTGGTCCGTTATATATTCCGTAATCCCCGTAATTAGTGGGGATGGGAACTTCATCAGCGAAAAAAGCGAGCGCGGAGGTATTAACGTCCGCGAGTCCTCGCAGTGCCGCCAAAAGCGTCACCTGGATAAAATTGGAAATACTAAGTTTCCCTGACATTGTTTATGCCTCCGTGTTAATAATCGGCGCGGTAAACTTGTCAATCATAGTTTCCGCGACGGTCTTTATATCAATATTAGATATGATAACCGGTATTCGGTAACGGCGCAAGGCTGAGCTACCTTCGATAGAAGAGAGGTCTAGCGTTGGACCGGCTATAAAAATCGAGCAATTAGCGTCTTCAGCGGCTCTCACGGCGATAGAAGAACGGAGTGCCATGGGTATTTCGTTCTTTCTGTCGGTTGCCTCTTGCCCGAAGCCACAGAGCTCAACCGCGAATCGCTCATGAGAGGACATCGACATAGTTTCTGTATTTAAGGTGAAGTCTTTTTTAGAGACGATCCCAACCATGCCCGATTGGCCGTCGTAGTCGATTAAAATGTATGGGGCCTTATCCTTGGGAGCGTCAAAAAGTTCATTTTTTAATATGATTCGATTGGCGGGAATTCCCGTATAAGCTGCGAGTATTCTTCCTAAAACTTGACCGCATTGGGTTATAGTCATGTCGTTAAATACTCCTGTGGCGTGTCTCCGGAATACGCTTCCGTAGCCTCATACCGCCGGTATCCGGCTTCATCCCACGCCTGCACGGAATCAATACGGTAAGAAATTCCCGCAACTTCTATCTGGTCATCGATTTTAAGCAAGCGATTAGAAGCCTTTGTTAAAACGGAAAACCATTTCCATGCCCGCTGATCTTCCGGCTTGCGGTTGACGCGCTCAGGTGAAAGCGGCTGAATCATGATATCCATCATGATATTTTCAGCCGTTTGCTTCACTATGAAATCAATAACATTTTTAGTCGTTACGCGGACAAAACGCCTTCGTGTCCATCCGCGAAACGCCCCGGAAACTATCGGTATGCTCATTTATTACTCGAAGTATCCGTTAATTTGAACCTGACCCCTGATTTCCTGTGAAGCGGTTGCAGTCCCCAAAATTACCTTTGCGATAATCGAGAAATATTCACCGCCATGAACAACGAGCGGAACATCATAATTGCGGTCAATCGTGTTTGCCTGTTGACCAACCAACGCACCTACCACCCACGAGGTAATACCAAGAGGAATAACGCGCCTTACCTTTACACCTACAAGGTCTTCGGTTCCCGCCAGAGTGTCAGCCGTTGCTCCGACGCCAACCGCCCACTGTATGGTTGTCGGAGTCGTTCCGACTGCCGCGCCCTGATTGAAAGCGTCAAGAGTCACGCCCCTGACAATCAGTGTGCTTCCAATTGGTACAAGGTATTTCATAATGTGAAAATCGGTATCAGCTCCGGCAGGCGCTCCAAAACGGAACTGCCCACCAAGCCCCGCAAAAGATCCTGTAGTATTTACAAGTGAAGCCGCCGCGATTGCTGTAATTGCTCCGCTATTTACCCAGTTTGCAGTCTGACCAGCCGCCGCTCCGGAAGGAACCTGATAGGAACCTGCCCCCATGCCACCCTTACACGTAGGCCATAGGCGATTTAGATCTGCGCCACCATTACTTACCTGAATTGCTGATATTTGAAGTTTGATAACGCTTGCAGGAATTACCGCACCGTTATATGTTCTGGCCGCATATTGACACTGTACCAAGCCGAGAGGACCAAATAAAGCAACAGGAACAGATATCGAACCCATAAGGTTTCCATTAAGCCAGAAATGTACGATATCCTGGCACACTTCAATTACGGTATCATAAACACTTCCGAAAGCAGGAAGGGCAAACTCGACGTACTGTTCAGAAGAGTTATTGCAAATAACGCCGCGCATGACTCCGTTTATAATTCTGAAAAACACACCGTCAGTAATTGCCGCGATTGCCGAGGATGCGTTAAAGTATCCCCATTCTGCAACCCAGTTAGCGACCGGTTGCGCCGTCCATGCAAGGGCGGTCTCTATATACAAGGCGTTTGCTTTGTACCACTGAAAAGTTCGGCACGTTCTGAGCATTGACCCTGAGCTTATGGTATTGAGTCCCGAGCTATTTAATTCATACCGGTTAGAACCGACAACAACGGTCTGCGAAGACGAAAGTCTGGTTGTCCAGATTGAAGAGTTGAGCACTGTTCCTATGGGATAGTCTGAAAACAGAATAGAATCACATTCTGTTCTAATACGATAATCTTCACTGACCTCAAGTTCTCTCATGAGCCGGTTACCGTTGGGATATTTACCTTTTTCGGAAACCATCGCGGCGAACCCAGCTTTGTCGGATTCTTGCGTTTGTGCTACAAGAGCCTCGCCGTCAGCGTTTACCTTAAGACCATTTACTTCAACACTATTACCAATCGTTACCATATCATTCCCCCGAAACTATTATTCTAACATCATACACGCCGGTTGCCCCGTCTTTCGCAAATCCATATATGTCGAAACCGACGCCCGCCGTTCTCGACGCTTCCCCGCATTTTATATCCTGAATTGCAACTTCTTCCAGCTTTGAAGTGAAAAAAACCTGCAAAACTTTTGTATTCGTCATATTGGCGTAAGGAACCGAAACGGTTTTATACCCGCCAGAAGTTCCAAAGTCTAAAGTCGTGTTTAATGTTGCCAAAGTAATTACCCCCGGAATTCCTTGTATCCCCTGTATTCCTTGCGCGCCTGTTAATCCGGTGTCACCTTTAACGCCTTGAATACCTTGTAACCCTTGAAGCCCTTGTATGCCTTGACTTCCAGTATCACCTTTAGATCCTGTATCTCCTTTTAAGCCCTGAGACCCGGTATCACCTTTAAGCCCTTGGATACCTTGAAGCCCTTGTGATCCCGTGTCGCCTTTTATACCCTGAA